GTTTAAAGTGGGTCCAATTTATTAGATCCACTTATGACGTTATTCGTGTCTCTTTCAATCTGATCGGGAAACGGTTAAGGCATTCAGAAGTTAATAATTTCCGACGCGAACTTTTGGAGAATCCTCTTAAGTCCGCCGACGAAATTAAACAATTTCTGAATAATGCCCGAGCCGCGGCATTTAATATGCCCGTGGAGCCTAATCGATATAATCGGTGGCTTACGGGCTTGACCCCAGAACAGCTGTTGCAGGTTGGTCAAACAAGGGCTTTACCCGCTCCTCTTCGGCAAGAAAATCATGTCGAAGAGTTTATTGAGCGGATGCAAGTACCCTTAAAATGGGACGTGACGGAATACCGGCAGTGGGTCAGGACATGGGTCCAGACCTATATGCCGGAAGAAATCCATGTCTCGTCCCAATTTACAACTCGTGCATCTCTTGAGTGCCCACGTTTAATGGGGGGGAAACCTAAAATCTTTCAGGCGCTGATACATTATCAACGACTGATAGAAAGGTTCCAGATCCCAGATAAATGGGTCTCAAGTATGTTCGAGTTGAAAATTAGCCCGGAACGGGCCGTCGCAGTAGGGTTGATAAAATCCTCACTACGGCGGTCACGCCTACTTCTATGTGCGGCCCTTAATATTTTGGATCTTATCAAGTTCCCTCTACCTGTTAAAGTTATTTCAGCAGGGGAAAGGGGACTCAAGACGAGGATTCCTACCATGTCTATAGCACCAGTAACTATACTGGGCTCAATAGTACGGTCACTCGTCGATCCATTATTAATTAAGGACCCCACTATAGGGCCTTCACTTTCCTCCGGGGACCCACAACGTAGGTTCATTGGAAACCGCGGTTGGTTCAGATCTTTAGATCTAACAACCGCGACCGACAATCATACCTTCGAAATGGGTCCCGTCGTCTATGAGGAAATCCTTGACCGATTACCAAAGGAACACCCCGCACAGTTTGTCCGTAAATACTTCCCGGCCCTATTTGGACCGAAAGCATTATATACAGGCAAACTACCGGAGTTCCCCTTCACAAAGTTGGAGACAGGCTTACGGCTCAACGTAAATCTTACGGAGCCGTTTGCTATGCCATTCCTCCCTAGTGTACCGTCCAGGAGAAAACGTCCTACTTATTTCGGGCGTTTTCATTCAGGAGGATTTCTCGGTCAAGAGAATTTGTCGGGTGCTACGACGGAGAATAAGCCGTTGTTTATTCGGGAGTATACTCCCGTTAAACCTCGGAATTATTCTTACATCGAGGATGTGGAAAATTATTACCTCAACCTCGATCCCGCCCTAACAGGCGTACCTATTACCCGACGCGGCCAGATGATGGGCGACCTGCCCTCCTGGCCTAATCTCCCTCTCCTCAATAAATATTGTTGGGAGAAGGTTACTCCGCCCCATAAATGGTTACAGCTTCGTACCACAGGTGACGATGCGTTGGGTCGTATGACACAACTGCAAAGCACCCGTTGGACCGAGGTGTTAAGCCAACATGGGGCAGTAGTTTCCCGAACGAAGGATTATTTTCATCCCGTGTACGCATTGTATACGGAATTACCCTTTCGGAACGGGAAACAGATTAGCATAATACCCTTAGCTCCCTTTTGTGCTCCACCAGGTGGAACTAAAGGTGAACCTAACTGGTACACTGCTCCCTTAGCAATTGCCGATGCATGCCGTCGTTGGGCGTTTCAGGGTGATATCCCATATGAGTTATCTCCCTTATACCCCCAGTGGCGGGCTGCAAGCAAGGCAGGGATCCCCGTTTCCTTTCCCCCCAAATATGGTGGAATTGGATTACCATCCAAATCCAAGATACGTTTGGGAGAGTTAGGTTGGAAACGGTGGGCAGGTATAGTTGCACAAAGCACTCCTTTGGAGTCTATGCGCTTACACCTGGCATCGCCTCCCAGTTATACTGAGGGTATTTTACCCATAATAAAGGAAAATTTCCTTTATGATGTGAGGCTCATTCGACGGCTAATAATGCAATACGCGGGAAACACTGTTTCCTGCGATCGATTAGAGAGCCATATCGAAAGGGCATTCTCATCATTCACCGAACTATCAATGGTCAAGGTTCTCGCGGGGGTTACTAAGCCCCCGTCCACATTCGACACCAATTATTTGATGTTTTTTGTGGCGAAACAAGTGGCCATCAATGGTTTGAAACCACCCCAGAGGATGGAGTACCTAAATAGGGAGCCTTTCAGTGCGCTACCTGCTGCCTTGTTAGGCGTGCAGATGGCAAAACCTCAAGCACTCCTTATTCCTTGGTTCTACCATTCCCCGTCAGGGGGTGGTGTTGTCCCGATGGCGTCCAATCCCCAGGGAATTAGGGTTGATATCAATCCTCCCTGGGTAGAGGGCGATTACGGGCTTAGACTCGGCGCCCCGTTGAGGAGCGACGTAATGACGCTGGACACGTACTTTTTAAGATTACTTAAAGTACCCCGTGCCATCACGTTGTTCCTCTCTGGGAAGGCCGTCGATGGGACAATTAAGACCCCCTCTATCTCACACCTCGCATTGAAACTTCAATCGAGGTTAAGTAAGTTCAAGGGACGTCTTATTCCTCTTA